TGTTATCGTAAGTCCTGTTCTCATTTATTCCTATTACCTTAAAACAATATTAAAAAATTATTTAGCTGAAACATCTATTTAGTCTGCTATCCTTCCCGACAATTCTAAGATAATGCCATTAAATCCATATATAGACGCATTTTGCTTAAATCTACTTAATGTACTTGCGAAATAAACTACATATGTATGGCTGTCTGTTGGATGTGCCCATTTAAATGATCTTGCTTGAGCGCAAGCCTTGTTAGGATCATGGTAAAAATCAAATATAGTCCCTGAATCCGATCTTGATAGTGCTGTCCAAGTAAGCCGAGCATATATTATGCTATCGCTCGAAAAAATTATACTCTGTCTTGATCGGTCATCCCCTCGATGGACTATCACGTTTTTACTTCCATCCTCATACATTATTCCCTGTGGTGTAACTGAGAGCGTAGTTGCGCTATAGTCTGGCGATATGGTTGTGAGATAATCGTATGGTTCAAAGTTAGCCATTAGCCATAAATCTCTATTGTGTTTTTATCATCATTTTTGTTATTCCAAAAAGCAGGTCCACCGAACCATTTAACCGCATAAAAATATTTTTTAGCTCGTCGTCTTCTTAAAAATTTAAGCAGCCACCAATTATGTCCCTGATCAATAATACGCAATATATTATTGAAAAAAATTCTATCAGCAGTTGCCTTATCTTCGTTTGTTTTACCATAGAAGTAGCATATATCGTGTATATCACAAGCTCGCTTTATGCATAAACCATAAATTTTATCAGGCACTAGATCATATTTCCATCCTGCTGGACCACACCCATTCGTCAACAACTTTAATTTATCTTTTGACAAATCCTTGTATTCGTCAGGTATATATAATTTTACAAATTTCATTACACCACCCAAAGTTCAAAATTAGCCATTAGCGACAGCCTCTCTTATTGCTAATCCATAATCTGCATCCATTTTAAGACCATCAATAAACAATTTCTTGATTATTACATTATCCATATTTATATCAATTTCTAAAGTAGAAGGCACGCCAGTTTCAGCAGACTCTTTTGCTTCTAATGCCCATTTTTCAATCATAGCTACTAGTCTCCCATAATTACTAGAGGCACCCTTGCCTTCTTCCGCAAGTAATCTTGCCCATTTTACAGCTTCAGGAATATAACTAGAATCTTTTAGTGCTAGATTCATTGCACCCTCTGCCGCATCTTGTATGGCCTCCCAACTTTTACCAGTTGCAAGATCACCTAAATTTAAATCATTTAATAGCGCATCTAATGGGCCTATTAGGGCGTCTGTGTTCTTAATTAAAGCATCGGTATTTGTATCTAAAGCATCTGCAAAAGAAGGCATATATTTTGTAAGTAGATTTCCAACATTTTCTACTTGGGTATTCACGTCTTCCCATGGTATGCTCGATAAAAGTGTTTCGGTGTCTTTAAACGCATCTTCTGGGGTATATATATGGCCTACTTCACCAGGACGATTTTCATCAAATATTTCATTCCCTGTCCATTTAATTCTAGCGTTTTCAGGGTATTTTTCCCATATAGTAGTTCCTATTTTATCAGCAATATATGTTGTATCCAGGAAAGGGTCTATCATGCTTGTTACTAAGTTAGCGGCAAATCCTTGAATCATAGAAGTTACCACGGTAGTTAAAATTGCTGCGCCAAAAGTATCCTTGAATGTTTGGAAATCTCCTGATTGTAAAGCTGCGAGCATCCCACCAGTAACAGAATCAGTTAGCATTGTTTCAAAATTTTGAGCAAGTTGCATTAAGGGATCTGTTAATTCTGTGACAAAAGCTTCCGGTAATGATATTGCGAAGATTTCTGCCCCGCTACCCCATTCACCATGAGCGGTGGCGGTTTCAGTTCTATCTCCCCAGCCACTTTTAAAATTTTCTAAATCTGTTATAGCCCGCTTAGTAGTATAGTCAAAAGTTTTGGTAATTTCTGTGTTAAAATTTTCCATTAACATTTGTAGGTCATTTAGAGAACTAAAGGTAAAAGCCTTACGTATTTTAGAACTCCCAGATTCTGGCATTGCAGTTCCTATTTCTTTCTGTAACTTTTTTAAAAATTCTTCTCCGTATTTTTCGTATAGATATGGAAAACCTTTTGCTATTCTTGCAATTTGTGATGAATCAATTTGTAATGCTGACTGGCTTATATCATCAACGCTTATTTTTAGAGCATCATCTAATTCACCAGTTATCTTAGTGAAAATGTTATCGATGTTTTCAACTGTTTTTTTAGCTGCATAAATAGCATTACTACTTTCGGCGGCATTTTCCCATGATTCAGTTACCAACTCTAATTTTCCGTCTATCATTTCCCATAATAAACTTATCTTTTCTTCAGTATCATCATTATTTCGGGATGACATTGCAGCGTAAATTCCACCAGCAAAACCACCCACAATAGCCCCTGGCGCTCCCCAAGGTGAACCTGCCACACCACCCTGCATCATCCCTTCACCAATGCTCAAATTGCCACTCTGCCCTTGTTGGTACATACCATAAGCCATTGATCCTGCACCGGCAACCTCTCCCCATGTAGTATCCGAACTGCCTATTTTTCCCCCCATAAACTTAGCTATCCCAGGAGAGATATTTTCGGATATAAAATTTTGCATAAACGAATCAGCAAGTCCTTTTGTAAGCTCATCAAATCCCTTTTTGCCATCCTTGACTATAGCCATTATTCCTGAAGTCCAAAGCTTCTCAAACTCTTTTATCTTTTCCTCTTCAGCCTTTTTTGCTAATTTTATTTCTTCTTTAAATTTCTTCTCGTCTAATTTCCATTGTTCAGCAAAACTTAATTGAGTAGATGGCATATCCATTAGACCATATTGCCCAATTTGCCCGCCAATTGCTCTTGATGCAAATGAACCTCTCCATGCCTCTGCATCACCAACCGAGTTCTTGTAGGATTCTCCTTCTGGGTAAAAAGCTTTATATCTTCCCATTGGATCAATGCCGGAAGCTATTAACCTTAAGGTAATTCTTGCATCATCACCTAAACCTTTAAGAGTTTCTTTTGCTTTATTTATTTGTTTAGTAAACCAATCAACTTCATCTGTGACTTTTTTTATAGTAGGCGCAGCATTAAGCCAAACATCTAAATCTATACCCATAGCTTCAGACGGGATAGTAGGGGCGAGATACGATGGATATGAAGTCATATTATAAGATCCATCTTCTGGTAATACCGCAGCATGAGCCTCTGATATAGACCAATTCCACTTTAAAAATTTTATTATAGCATCCTCGATCTCTTTCGGAGATGGAACAGCTTCGCCAATATTTCTTAAAATATCGGGTATTGCCTCGTAAATCTCTCCCGGAGATGGAACAGATTCGCCAACTTTTCTTAAAACACCGGGTTGAGTAAAAGCTGGTCCAGCATTAACTCCTTTTAATCCAGTCAAAGAACTTCCCCATCCGCCTTTAGGTATAAACTCTGTTTCTTGTTGATCTTTAGGCATAAAACTTTTCACAAGATTTGACGCAGCTTTATAATCATCTATAAAAATTTGCAAGTCTCCTCTTAATTGCTTAAAGTCTTGACTTAAATCTTTAAAAAGAAGTTTAAACCCATCATATACACTTTGAATAACTTCTAATGCTACAATTCCCCATTCAGTCATGCCAACTATCAGATTGGAAGCGAAACTACTAATTTCCCCCGATTTTTCCATCTCATCAAAAGCGTCCACCATGCTCCAAATCTTATTAGTAAATTTTTCAACTATCCCGCTTTCAGTCAATAACACATTAAGAAAATCGCCTAATCGTTCCTTGCCCTCTGTGGCCGCTATTTTAATGGTATCCCATGCATACTTATAACTCCCTGTATACATTTTGGTTTGACCGCCAACCATTACAGATATTTCATCAAGCACCCCAGCAAATCCCTTCATAGTATAGGTAGACGCACCAACAACTACACCCAAACGCCTTAATTCTCCTTGCATACCCATTGATGCTTTTACAAGCAATTTAGCTGCCCCTTCAGTCTCCATGCCTGTAAATCTGGCAAAATCAAGCATAACCTTTGAAACTTTGGGCATCAAACTTTCTGTAATACCTTCGGCTACAACAAGATATTTCATTCCTCTTAAAATCGCTTGATCTGTATAGCCTGAGTATCTTTCCATATCTTTAGCCATCTGGAGCATACCCTTGTGAAATGTACCAGAATATTTTTCCACAGATATAGCAGCAGCTTTCAATTCTCTTTCTGCAAGCTGTTGGGCTGCTGACAAATCTATCCATGCCGAAGCAGCCGATTTTATTTTACTGATACCTAAAACAGCAATAGTCCCTAGAAGGGCACCCTTGAGCAATTTAGCAGTAGACGTTACACTATAGAGTGATTTGTCAAGGTCTTTTACACTCCTAGTTACTCCATCTATCTTGACCTTACCCTTATCATCAATTTCTAAGAGTATTTTTAATTTAGAGGCCATTATTTTTTGTTTTTTTCCTTTGTTTTATTGTATGCATTAACCATAATAGTACACCTATTCAATATCCAGGGTCTTATACTTTGAGGTGTTCCATTCATATCACAAAACTCTCTAACTGCTGAAAGCTGAAACCCACCCATACCGTTTCCGAGCCAGGGGATAACCTGTGTGAAAAAATCAAAAAAATCTTTATTTAATCTTGATAATTTGGGCACGATTTTTGATGGGTGTTTACATTCATCAACAAAATTAATACCCTTACAATCAACATTCGCAAAACTCCCCGCCTTATCTTTTTGGAATTTTAGGCAGTCTTCGCACTGGACTTTGTACTCATCCCAAAACCACAAAGCCCAGTCTCCTAGTTTTTTCCTTCTGCTTCCTCTGCTTTTTGCAATGCTCCGCTTTTAGCCAATACAAATTTTGGAATCCCTGTTTCTAAAATATGATCAAAATCAAATATCTTGCCTTTGATCTCATCAGTCAAAACAAGGTCCTTATCGTTAATGTCGCCCAAGTTTTTAGCACTCATTAGCGCGTACATAAAAGCCTTTTTTTTGTCTACTCCTGGTATAACCATTTCCGTTGCACCATCCTCAGATTGTCTTATTATGGTTGTTGACATCGAGGCAGGATAAGGACGTATCTCAAGGGTAGCTTCTTTGAACTCATATTCTTTTGATTCTGTTTTCTTTAAATCGATATTTAACAATTTTTCTCCTTTTTATGTTAAATTTAATAATATCACTCTTTTTTACCAATTTAGTTCCTCCGCAAGCCGAAGCCTACGGAGGAGAAATCCGACCAGAGAGAAAAGTCGGAGGTTGTCTATTTAAGCATTCGCTGTAAAGGCCGGTGCTGCACCTTCACCAGTGAAACTTGTATTTGATTTTACTACATCATTTGTAGCTGTGCTTATTCCATAAGAATTTATAGTACACCAAACATCCCAATGATCACCTGTTTGGTCTTGGTCTGGATCATAAGAGAATAATTGAAGCAACACGCGCTTAGTTGTTCCGTCAGCCGCATCTCTAAAAGCGTCCCATAGTGTATGGTTTCCAATAAACATACGCTCTATGGATACAGTAAAGCCAGATTGACCAACTATGTATTTTTTCCATGTATCGCCATTAGCTGTAGAGTCTGCAAGATCAATATTAACATTATAATTCCAGCCCTTAAAATGGCCTAACTTCTGAAGACCATCTTCATAGATAAAACCATTGCCACCGTCTACAGTAACTACCGTTACATTATCGCTAAAGGTAGCTGTACCATTGGAATAGTTTACTCTTAGAAGATCCTCACTACCTGTGTCTGACCATGTGGGAGGATTATTAAGATTAATTAGTCTGGCTGTTGCGTCTGTTACCTGTGCATCTGCTCCGTCATTTGTAGCGGCTTCATTATGAAAATTACCAATAAACCAGCTATCATCAGTCATGTGCCCAGTAGTAGCTCCAAAAGTAATAGCTTGAGTAACTGCGGGAGTTGCTGCGCTAACTAAATCTTGAGATGATCCGGTAATGGCTACCGTTTCAGTGTATGCGCTCCATTCACCACCAGGAGTCTTTACACGCCACTTAAAAGTATCAGGTTCAGCTTCGGCGTCTATTGTGACTTCAAATATACTTGAATCGTCTTCACCTGATGCAGCACCCCATGTAAGATCATTTAAGCCATAATTAGTAGCATTAGCACCTCGAAAATTATTTTCACGAAGCCAATAAATATTCCCATGCAACCCATGGGTAGGATTAGTTGGAGATGCCATATATGTATATCTCCTCTATTATGTTGAAGTTAAAGTCCAAGTATCATGGCCGGTAAAATTAGCAGTAAAAGTAACCACATCGGCAATCTGAGAATTTATGGTAAACGTATTTACAAATAGACTTCCTGACCAATAATCTGTGCCATCCTCTAAATCAAATGTAAAATCCGAAATAACTGCGCCGCTATTATGAGGGTTTGCCC